CATTGCTAATTCACTTATTTCTTTTTGTGATGCCATTCTTTTTCTAGGATTAACATAATTATTATACTTTTTAAAAATATTAAATGGATCTAACTTATCAGCACCACCAGAACCTTCTATTGGTCCTGGAGCAATTCCAACTAATCTAATATTATATGGACTCCATTCTACTGTAAGACCTCGCATTAAATTATCTACACCCGCTTTTGCCGCAGCTGATGGAATTACTAAAGCCGAACCCGTTTCTGAATATGTTGTACTTACATTCAGAAAAACGCCCGGTTTTCCTTTTTCTATTAAATGTTTTCCAAATATATGATATATATTAAATGAACCATGTAACACTATATCAATAATTCTTTTCCATCCATTCTCTGATAATTTATTGAAAGAACATAAAAAATTACCAGCAGCATTATTTATCACTACATCTGGATATATATTTTTTTTATATAGTGTATTTTGTATATTTTTTATATGTTTATAATTTGATACATCAGCTGAAAAATATAAATGATCGCATGAATTTATTTGATGTAATTTATTTTGAAGAGAAGACATTTTTGAAATATCACGTGATATATTTATTATTCTTCCACCATTTTTCGCATATGTCTTAGCCATGGTACGACCAAGGCCTGAACTAGCACCTGTAATTAAAATAGTTTTTTTATGATACATTTAATTGTATTTATTGTTTTAACTTTACATTATTTTTTATATATTTAAAGGGGAGACCCTATGTTTCCCCAAAACACCATAATTAATAAAAAATAAATAACTAGGAAGGGGTTTGGGGAAACCTAGGTTTCTCCTCTAGGCTCCTCCATAGTAAGGTAATATATGTTTATACATATATAATATTAATGAATCATCATTATTATATATATTATGATAAATTATACTTGATTTATTTAAAAAATCACATGATAAATTATTACTATTTTTTAATAAATTATAAATATGCAATATAATACTTTTTAATAAATCAGTATGTTTTAATGAATTATTACTACATATGCTATTAAATAATTTAATTTTAATATTATATTTCTTTAAATTTCCTTTTTCTAATTTTTTACAAATTTCATTTATGTTATAACTTTTATCTTTTAAATCATCACGATTTAATTGTATAAAATTTATCATACTTCTTAAGTCTGATTTATAAAATTTTATTACATTTTCTATTGTATTTTCAGATAAGTCCAATTTTTCTTTTTTTGATATTTCACTTAAAAATTTCATTAACTGATCATAAGGGTGTGAATTGAAACGAAACATTAAAAAATTTTGTGCTAATGAAGAATCTACTTTACTAATATAATTACATATTAAACAAAATCTTACATTTAAATTTCTGGTATTTTCTATTAAATATTTTAGTGCTAGTTGAGCACTACGCGTCATATAGTCTATTTCATCTAAAATTATAAATTTCATACCATCTTTAAATAAACCATTACTACATACAAAGTGTAATATATTAGTTCTAATAATTTCTATTCCTCTTTCATCTGAGGCATTTAAGTGTATTATTAATGGTGCATTTGTATTAGAATTAAAAGAATTAATAATATTTATAATTGTAGTTGTTTTACCTGTTCCCGGAGGTCCAAAAAATATTAAATTTGGAAAATATAATTTATGTTTAAAAATATTTGTAAATATTCTTCTTTTAATTGGATCTAAGATTATATTTTCAAAAGTATCAGGTCTATATTTTTCTACCCATGGTATTGATTGTATATCCATTAAATAATTAATAAAAAGTATTTAAATTAATAAATAAATATTTTAAAATGGACGACAAGCAAACTCAGCCTAAACGAAGAGGTAGAAAACCTAAAGGTGGTAAGCTAATTGCTAATATTACTAATAAGAATGATATATCTGATGAAAATAAAAAAACTGCTGTTATTGTACATATAAAATGTACTACAAATGATTTAAAAACTGATTCAAATGAATTCACATATCATCCTACAATAGAAACAATACATCCATATTCTGATGTAATTAATGAATCAAAATATGAAACAATTAATCAAATCACTTCAAATATTAATCAAAATAATAATAATATTATTAATGAAAATAATAGTAACCATAATATAGATATTATTCTCAATAACAATAATGATAACAACAACAACAATAATAATTATTATAATCATTATGATAATCATGATGATAAATATAATTATAATATATCAACTAGTTCCATAGAAGATAAATTAAAAGATTTGTCACATAAACTTGACAAAATGGATTTACATAATAATAATACTAATAGTTCTTGTTTTTGGTGTACATATAATTTTGATAATACATGTATTCATATTCCTAAAAAAATTACTGATGAAAAAATTTTTGTTTATGGTTGTTTTTGTAGCCCAGAATGTGCTCTAGCATATCTTTTAAAAGAATTAGTTGATGATACTACTAAAATGGAAAGAATACATTTACTTAATTATGTTTATGGTAAAGCTTATAATTATACAGAAAATATTAAACCAGCCTTAGACCCATATTATACTCTTAATAAATTTTATGGTAATCTTACAATAAATGAATACCGAACAATATATAATATCAAAAAGAAATATATTATTATAAATAAACCATTAACATTAGTTAATCCTGAATTAAATGAAGATACTCAACAAATTATATAACTTACTATTTATTTATTTATTTTATTATATTATCTATTTATAATGGAATCTATTATTTTTGATAAAAATCTCTCTAATTTACAAAATATTATTAACTCTTATAATACTGTTGATAATAATAATAAAATTCAACAAGGTGAGGTATTTACTCCTTTTAATTTAATTATTGAAATGATTGATCATTTTCCAAAATCTTTATGGAAAAATCCAAAGTTAAAATGGCTTGACCCTGGTTCAGGGATTGGAAATTTTTCCATGATTATTTACTATTATTTAAATAATGGATTGAAATCTTGGGAACCTGATAAAATTAAACGTCATAACCATATTATCAATAATATGATTTATATGGTTGAAATATCTGATAAAAATATTAAAATTGCTAAAAAAATTTTTGGTAATTCTATTAATATTTGTCACTGCGATTTTATTAATGATCAACATGTCTGGACTAAACAATTCGGCTTAGATACATTTGATATAATATATGGTAATCCACCATATAATACAAATGGTATGCGTGGAAAGGGTAGAAGTAATCCTGGCTTAAAGGTTTTATGGACACAATTTTTAAATAAATCTTTAGATATTCTAAATAAAAATGGATATCTTTTATTTCTAACTCCTAATAGTTGGACTGAATTAAAGTCACCATTAGCTAAAAAAATGCTAACTAAAAATATAATACGTATTAAAAATTTTGATGTTGTTAATTCTTATAAACTCTTTGATAAACAAGCTGGATCCTTACCATTATCATATTATTTAATACATAATTCTACTAACTCTAATAACTCTACACTTATTTTTGATTCTAATTTTGATAAATATATTGATTTCGATATAAAAAAATATATGATAATACCTAATAAAAATATTGAATTTATTAAAAAAATATTAAATAAAAATAATTCTTCATTAGCTTCTTACTATAAGTTTACACCACCTAAAGATAAAAAAGATAAAAAATTATATTCTAATACTTATCGTCATCCATTTATTTACCCACTTATTAACTATGTTCATAAAAAAATATATATTACATATACTAAAAAACCTACATATGTACAAAATAAACGACCTAAACTAATATTTCCTAACTATTCAATGGGTTATCCTATTTTAGATATAAATGGTGAATTTGATGTCGGTGGTCGTTCATCATATTATATTGAAATACCTGATAATAGCATAACTAAATTAAAAAATATACAAAAATTATTCCTTACTAATTTCGCTCTTACAGTTATTAACTCATTAAAAACCGCTCAAAAATTTATGAGTACTCGTACATTTCATATTTTACCGGATGTTACAAAATTTAATATAGATATTAATGATGATAATATTCAAAAATATTATAATTTTAATAAAACTCATTTATTAGCTATTCAAAACCAAATAAATATTGGAGAAGGTAATTTATCTAACAATCAAATTTATCAAATTATTAATTTTTCCATTTCAAAATATAAATACTCTAATAAATTAAAAACTAAAAAATCTAATTACAAAACTAATTATAAAAATAAAACTATTAAAAATTAATTTTATAATAGATATAAACGTATATTATATATACACTATAATACATATGACTTATAGTGTATATATTAAAAATATTGAACTTCATGCTTGTACTGTTAATATTAACATGAAAGTAGAAAAAAAACCAAACAAATATAAAGCAAAAAAATCTCCTAAAATTGATAACATCTTAAAAAAAAACAAAAAAAGTAACAAGGTAAAAACAGATAAAAACAATGATAAAGTAAAAATTAATATTCAAGAATACAATGAAAATGCTGATATTTCAGAAAATAAAGAATTATTAAAAGAAGTTAAATTAACAAATTCTATTTCTAATGAGACAGATTTATTTTTAAAGAATTGCCATCTTAATAATGATGTTACTTCATTATCATCTTTAAATACTAGTAAACCACCTAATGATACAATATATAATGAACAACATGAAACAGATGATGATATTGTAGATGATGACTCAGATCAAGAAGAAGCTGATGAAGAAGAAGCTGATGAAGAAAAAGCTGATGAAGAAAAAGCTGATGAAGAAAAAGAACAAAAAGAAGAAAAAGAAACTCATGAAGATGAAGAAGAAGCTGATGAAGAAGAAGCTGATGAAGAAGAAGTTGATGAAGAAGAAGTTGATGAAGAAGAAGTTGATGAAGAAGAAGCTGATGAAGAAGAAGCTGATGAAGAAGAAGCTGATGAAGAAGAAGCTGATGAAGAAGAAGCAGATGAAGAAGCTGATGAAGAAGAAGCTGATGAAGAAGAAGCTAAAGAAGAAAAAAAAGCTGATGAAGAAGATGATGAAGATAATGATGAAGATGATGAAGAAGAAGATGATGATGATGATGATGAAGATGATGATAATGAAGAACTTGAATTATCTGTAATGAACATTAATAATAAAGAATATTTTGTTACAGATGAAAATAATGGTTATATTTATGAAATAATATATGAAAATGGTGATGAAGATGTAGGAAAAAAAATTGGTAAAATTAAAGGAAAGATAGTAAAATTTTTTAAATAAATAATTAATTAATTTAAATTTAATGTTTTTTTATAATTAAAGAACTTATATCTATATTAATATGTGTCTATCATTCTTTAATAACTTATTTTGGGAATGTTCAAAATCAATAGCAAAATGTATTATTCAATATAATAAATGTAACTGTAATATCTACGAATATACATACACGATTAATAAAAATAATGATTTTATTACTGTTTATGATAAAGAAAGAATATATTATATAAATAAATCAAATGAACATTTATATATAAAAGATTTAGGAAATCTTCATGACAATAGAGTTAATTACTTATTTCCTTTATTAACTGTTAATATTGAAGATGAAGAATATGCATTACATATTCAAACATCTGGTAATTATTTTGATTTAGTAGGTAATTCTATAAATAAAAATATGATAGAAACAATATTAAATATTGAAATTGATGGAGACTATAAAATAAATGTTATAGATAAAGACATGAATTATATTAGTGTAGTAAATAAAAACATTTTATTAGAAAAAGATAATTATAAAATAGTATAATATATATTTATATATATATAAATAGTAAAGCTATATATAAAATAGTTATATGGAATTAAATAATACAGAAAATGAATGGCAGGTATATATTCATTATCCAAATGATATTAATTGGAATTTAGATAGTTACAAATTAATATCAAATATAACTAATATTGAAGCTGCTATTGAGTTATTTAATTTAATATCTGAAGAGTTATATACAAAATGTATGTTTTTTTTAATGAGAAATAATATATCTCCTATATGGGAAGATGATAATAATATAAATGGTGGAGCATTTTCATATAAAATTAATAATTTAAATACAAAGGATATTTGGAAAAAAATATGTTATCAAGCAATAGGTGAAACATTATTAAAAGATATAACAACTTGTAATAATATTAATGGGATTACAATATCACCAAAAAAAAATTTTAGTATATTAAAAATTTGGACAAAGACATGTGATATTACTGATCCAAATTGTATTAATTATTTTGATGGTTTTACATCAGAAAACTGCATATTTAAAAAACATATTTCTTAAAAAATTGAACATTATTATAAATAATCTATTATATATTATGGAACATTTTATTAGTAATTATGCTAATGATATTTTTGTATCAAAACTATCATTAAAATCATTAACATCACTTTCATGTTCTTCAACTAAATTATATAATCTACTTAGTGAACAGTATAATAATTTAATTGGTAAAATATATGTTTATACATTGAGTCAAAGAAATATATGTAATATATATTTATGGGGAGATGGAATAGAACATTTTATATCATATTATAATTCTATTATTTATTCATGCAAATTTATAGAAAAAGATGGTATATTAATTAATGAAGATTTAAATTATAAATGGGCTTCATGGGGATGGATAACAACAAATAATAACACCTTAAATTCTGGATTTATAAATTTTAAATTATTGGATAATAAATATGAATGGCTTGGTAAGTTTGGTGAGACTATAAATGAAGAAGATATCTTTTTCGATATACTACATGATTATTATATTAAGTTTGAATTATCATTTGATAAACTAAAAATTATTACAGGAAGAATAAGAGAAAATTCTCTAGTTAAGGTTAAACCTGATAAAAATATTAATTATTTTTAATAGTTAACATATTTAAAAAATTATTATTATTATTATTATTATTATTATTATTATAATGAATAAAATAATAAAATGTTTAATACCACCCATATCTGGAATGACTGTGGGATTTTTATCTTTAAATGAGGCTTTTAAACATAGTGGTAGTACTCACTATACTAAAAATGATTTAATTAATAATAAAGAATTAGCAAGAAGAATTATTAAAAGACATAATACAATGAAAAGTTTTGGTGTAAATATGAATAATTAATATAAATCATATTTTTTTATAATTAACTCACATATTCTATAAATTGTTACATCTACATTTTCATCAATAGGTTGTTCTATTATTAAAATATTATCTTTATATTTTTCTGCTATGTTTTTAGATATTTTATATCTACCATTATGATCCTGACAGTCATTCTTATTTCTTGTTTTCCAACGTTTTTCATAAACATCGGGCGAAGGCAGTAATAAAATAGGTATTACATATTTTGGTGCATTAATTAAAAAATTCTCATAACAACAACCAAAAACAAATGAACTATTTAATTCATTATGTACTTTTTCTGTTACTTCAACTAGACTTTTTAATCTTTCTGGATGAGCCCAATCATCTTCACCATCCATAGCCATAAATCCATAATTTTGGAATCTTTTACTACAAGTTGTTTTTCCAACACCAGGTGG